ACCTCGATAAATAATTTATTAAATATGTTGCCTGATGATGAAAGTAGAAAATTAGCCGCCGCATGGTGGTTAAAGGATGCTAAAACTCCGGGTGAAGTAATGAAACAATATAATAAATTAGGTGTTAGTCAACAAAATATATTGTTTGGTGATTCACGCGGAATATTAGATACATTAAGTGCATTATACAAAAAACATCCTGCAGTATTTAAAGAACAATTAGATATAAATAAACCTGCTGGAATGTTAGCACAATCTGGCGCTTCTATTGCTGCTTTTGCTTCAGGTCATCCAATGTATGGTTCGTTATTGGCTGCGCGTCCTGTAGGACAAGCAATTGCGCCCGCATTAGCAACACAAAAAAATCTTGATAAATTTTTAAATCTTGAACTCGAAAGCGGTAAGAAAACTGGGATGGCTGGAAATTATTTGTCGGCTGCCCTTCCGGCATTTATGTCAAGATTACGCAATAATTAATATGTTTATAAGGTAAATAATTATGGCTACATTATTTGAAGTAACACAGTTTTTTGATAATAACGGCATTCCATTAAGTGCAGGGCATGTCTATTGGTATGCTGCAGGTACTTCTACATCTAAACAAACGTGGAAGGATGCTGCAGAAACACAACCACATGTCTTAGCATATATTATATTAGATGCTAATGGTAGATTTCCTGGTGGTGCATGTTTTATACGTGGGTCATATAAGTTAGTTGTTAAAAACAATGATGAATCTACAACCTATTCTACAATTGATAATATTAGCGAATATAACAGTTTTGATCTAACTGGATTAACAGCAAGTATTACTGATTTAAATTCAACAACTACTGTAACTAGTTCGATTAGTGGCACATACAATATAACGATTGCTGATCGTGGGAAAACATTATTGGTAAATGCATTATCTGCCAATGCTACACTCAATCTTCCAAGCGCAGCAATGGTTGGAAATACGTTTAAGATATGGATCAAGAAAATAGATGTTTCAACAAACACTGTGACTATTATACCTTTTGGATCACAGACCATTGATGGCTACACAAATAAAGTTTTATATGATTATGAAGATTTTATAGAGTTAAAATCCGATGGTTCTAATTGGTTTATTGGTGGAGCACTAATTCGTGGAACGATGCAGTATGTATTTAGTAATACGACTATTACATTAGGAGACAATGGTAAAATATTTAATTTTAATGCCGGATTGGGAACGTTTAATTTTATATTGCCATCGTGTGCTACTGTAGGTCGTGGATTTACAGTAGGCTTTAAAAAAACCGATGCGTCATTAAATCAAGCAATTTTGGTTCCATCCGGTGCACAAACAATTGATGGAGCAAGTAATTACTTTGTGCATACTCAATGGCAATTTACGCAAATAAAAACAGATGGTGGTAATTGGTATATTACTGAAGAAAGTAAATCAGCCACTGAATTTGTTACCGGTAATATTAAACCATCTATTGGTGGAGCAGAAAATGGATGGATATTAATGAATGATGGCACTATAGGTAATGTTGGCTCTGGAGCTACCACTAGAGCTAATGCGGATTGTTTAGCATTGTTTAGTTTAGTTTGGAATGTTAATCCTGCATGGTGTCGAATTTATACCAGTGCTGGTGCATTATCTAGTCGCGGCGCATCAGCGGCAAACGATTGGGCGGCACTTAAAAGATTAGAAATACCAAAAGCGTTAGGTAGATCGATTATTAGTGTTGGTTCTGCTGGATTAGGTAATAGTTATTCTATAGGGCAATTCTTTGGTGAAGAAAATCATGTTTTAGCACATGATGAAAATGCAACCCACTATCATGACCCGGCTGGCATATTTAAAGAAGCAAGTACTGGTATTCCACAATATGCACACTTAGCTAGTAATACTAATAACTTTAGTGGAAAGGGTGATGGTAATTTTGGCTGGAACCCAGTCGGGATTGCTGATGCTCATTCAATATCTACTGAAAATTCAGGTCACAGTGATGGTCATAATACTGTTCATCCAGTATTAGCGCTTAATTACTTAATGAAACTATAGGTGAAACATGGGTACTTTTACACATACTCCAGATAATGATATTTATTTAAATAACTCTCGCATTCCTCTATCGTTCTTTGTAACGATAGTTCCGACATATGCATTACCTGCTGGTTATACATCACGATTTTATGAGCAAACAGTGTGTAATGTTTTATCTGATGGTTCTACAGGCACTCCAGACACTATACCGTGGGCTGCTGGTGATACATATATTGCCAATGAAGTTGCTTATGCTGCACTATATGCAGCTTCTCTTCCAACAATCCCTTCTTTGAGTGCTGCTAAGTTAACGCGCATATATCAGATGGAACAATATGCCTTAAACACTATTAAAAGTGGCTATGTTATTGTTACTGGAGATACGTTTTTTTCTGACCTATCTACTTTACAGGCATTAACTAATCAAGATCTAACGTATACACGTGCAATGGCGTTACCAGTTGGTTATTACGTAAACGATGTTACATATACTCCAGTAGTAGTTGCAGCATTAGCTGATTTAGAAGCGATTATTGATCGTATTGTTGGATTACATTATTTAACTGATTTACAGGCGGATGTGCATCGTGCAGCAATTAATGCTTTGGTAACGGTAGCTGCTGTTCAGGCTTATGATTATACCACTGGATGGCCGACTGTTCCTTATTGATTTTAGGGGAAATTTATGACTGATCGCGTAGTTTTATCTGCAGATGGATATAATTGGTATATTCCTGCTCAAGATGGATATGATATACCATTATCCCAAAATCTATATAGTAGTAATAATTCTATTGGAATAGATATTACTTCAAACTATCCATATATTGATCTAACTGTAACTGGAACTAATGTAACTGCTGACAAGGTAACTATAACGGATGATAATGCATCAAATGCATCTATGTACCCAGTATGGGTTACCAGTAACACCGGGAATCTTCCAGTATATGTATCGAGTAGCAAGATTAGTTTTAATCCGAGTACAGGTACTTTAACAACTACTACGTTTGTTGGAGCATTAACTGGAAATGCATCTACTGCTAGCAAGTGGTTAAATGCACGAAACCTAGCAGGTAATAGTGTAGATGGATCAACTAATGTACCTTTTACCAATAAGTTTATTGTACAGGGAACAACAGATGCTGGATTAACTGGCGCACAGTTCTTAGGGGCATTGGCAACAGGAATTGTTAAGAACACTATTACAACTGGAGTGTTATCTATAGCTACCGCTCCTGATTTCCCAATATTAAACCAAGATACAACTGGGACTGCACAATATGCAACTAATGTTACTTTAACTACTACTGGGACTAATGCTAATTTTTACATTCCATTTGCGAGCGGTAACACAACTGGAAACTATGGGTTAGGTGTAGATGCTGGATTATATTACAACCCTAATACTAATACGTTATATGCAACTACGTTTAGTGGAGCATTCTCAGGCACTGCTACATCGGCTACTAATTTAGCTGGTGGTCTAGCCAATCAAATACCATACCAAACAGCACCGAGTACTACTAGTTTTATGACTGCTGCTGCTAATTCGATATTGGTAACCAATGGTTCTAACGTTCCAAGCTTGAGTACGACTATACCAGCAGGAGTTGACTTTGCATCTAATGTGCTATTGCCAATAACAACTAGCACGGTTGGGCAGATACAAATTGCAAGACCAACAGCTACGCCTTTCATAATTCATACATATGGAGCAAATATAGCGGCTAATTATAATATTTTTGCTGGAATGGCTGTAGGAAATTTTACAAATACTGGGGCCTATAATATTGCTGTTGGTCAGTCGTTATTAACTGGATTAACGTCAGGAACTTATAACATAATATTTGGTGGTGGGGGAACTAATATAACTACCGGATATTCAAATATTGGAATGGGGTTTATTTTAGGTAGTTTAATTTCAGGAAATAATAATATATGTTTTGGTACCAATACTGGAAATAGTTATACAGGTTCTGAAAGTAGTAATATTCTTTTTCATAATTCAGGAGTTATAGGAGAGAGTAATGTAATTAGAATCGGAACCCAGGGAACCGGAGCTCATCAACAAAACAGAGCTTTTATCGCAGGTATTTACAATACCGCAGGCGCTGCAACCACGTATGTTTGTAACATCGATAGTAATGGACAACTTGGAAGCTCGACAACTGTAACTGCTGATAAATTAAGTTTATCTAAAACCACAAGCACCGTAGGTCAAATACAATTTGAAAATACCACTTTAATTCACGCATATAGTCCGGTTTCTACGACAGCTAATTCACAAAATATGTTTATTGGGTATCTGTCGGGTAATTATACGATGACAGGATCAGGTGTTGGAGCCCAAGGAAATAATGCGTTTGGATCATTTACATTAAACTCTTTAACTACGGGAACACTTAATCAGGCATTTGGATATCAATCATTAGCATTATTAACCACAGGGTTCGGTAACTCGGCATTTGGTGCTAACGCAGGAATACAATTAATTACTGGTTCTTATAATTCTTTTTTAGGTCTGAATGCAGGATATGATTGTACTGGATCAGAAAGTCATAATCTTCTTATAGGACATAATGGAGGAGCTGGAATTAATCACATTCTAGCTATTGGTCGCACTGGTTCTGGGAATGGTCAACAAAATAAATGTTATATAGCAGCTATTTATGGAACCTCAATCGGAGCAACTGCAGGACTTGCCTTAATTGATTCTAACGAACAACTTGGAAGCTTATCAGGAGCTACTAATACAATATTAATTGGTGGTGCTGCACCATCTTTCTCGGCTACGATTCCTTCTGCAGTTTTAGCAGGCTCATCCCTCTATGTAGGAACTACTGCTATTGCGCTAAATAGAAGTAGTGCTGCGCAATCTTTAACAGGCATAACTAGCATTGATGGTTATGCCGCGCAGCTTACGACTACTAATTCTACTTCTGCCTCAACTTTTTATATTCCTTTTATCTCTGGTTCAACTACAGGAAATTATTCGTATGATGTAAGCAGTGGATTATCTTATGTCCCAAGCATAGCTCAATTAAAATCCACTAGTTTTACTGGAAATTTATTTATTAATAGAGTTGCAATCGCTGCTTCTGGAATATCTTGGTACAGTTTGGTTTATAATGCTTGGTATAATTACATGGCTCAAGCAGCACAAACCAATGTTGGACCTAAGGGAAATTTAACAGCTCCTACCGGAACATATGTAACATCATGGGCATTAAGGGAATATATAGAAAATGCTGCTGGCTATGGTTGGACATGGGAAAGCGGAACAACAGCAACAGTAACTCCAACTATAGTAGCTGAATTAAGATCGAGTGACGGATTGTTTAAAACCGCAGGTGGCTTATATACAACGGCCACGACAGAAGCGACAACAGCTGGTGCTGGATCAATTGTTACCTCAGGTGGTATTTATGCATCTAAAGCCATTATTAATGGCTCTACGACTGATAGTAGTTCAATAACTACAGGGGCCATTATAACTGCTGGTGGCGCTGCCATTGGCAAAAAACTATATGTTGGCACTGGTATTTATTTGCCAACTAGTGGTGGGACGGCATCAGAATTAAATTTCAATGAAGAAAATTATAGTCATACCACTACAATTAGTGGCATTTGGGCATCTGCACAAAATATCACTATTTATTGTCATCGTATTGGCAATCACGTTACGTTACAATTTATTAGTACATCAGCAACCGCCAATACTGCATCGGTAATCACGCTTGATACTGTTTTACCACCAAGATTCAGACCAACAATCGGGATAGTAAAAGAAGCGTTAGTTGACGACAATGGAACATTTAAACATGGAGCAGTAAGTATAGGATCTACTGGCGCTATACAATGGGGAACTTCTTATTTTAACACTACTTTCGCTGGCAGCGGAACAAGCGGGCTTATTGCTGATGCTATATCTTATTGTGTTTAATTATTTTATATGGGTGATTTATGGCTTATTTTAGTAAAAATTCATTAGACAAATTGCATACTTGTGATACGAGATTACAAAAATTATTTATGGAAGTAATTAAAGAGCGCGATTGTATTATTATTTGTGGACACAGAGGAAAAGAAGACCAAGAAGATGCTTATAATCGTGGAGTATCTAAAGTTCATTATCCTAATTCAAAACATAATTCAGAACCATCTATGGCAGTAGATGTAGCCCCATACTATTCTGATAGTCCACATATTCATTGGAATGATATTGATGATTTTATTGCGTTTTCTAATATTGTCAAAGATTGTGCAAACAGATTAGAGATAGATATTATTTGGGGCGGAGATTTTCCTAAAATTTACAATACTAAATTTACTGATTACCCACACTACGAAATTAAGGAATAAATATGTTTGGATTAGATGATGCAATTAGCAATACTATTGTAGGAACTATAGGTAAAGTTCTTGATCGCGTCTTGCCGGATGATAAAGCTAAAGCTGCTGCCGCCTTAGAATTAGCTAAGTTACAGCAAGATGGAGAGCTACAAGAGCTAACTATACGAATGTCGGCAATTGTTGAAGAAGCAAAATCACAAGACCCATGGACATCACGGGCAAGGCCGTCGTTCCTATATGTTTTTTATGCGCTTATTTTGTTTTCAATACCAATGGGAATATTGACAATATTCTCACCATCATCGGCTACAACACTTATAACTGGATTTAAAGCATGGTTAGATGCCATGCCTAAAGAACTATATGAATTGTTTGGCGTTGGTTATCTTGGTTATTGTGGTGCTAGAAGTTGGGATAAAAATTCAAGGAAGAAGAACAAATGATCCAAGAATTACATCAACTATGGGTAGATCTTGGCGAACCATCATGGGTTAGCGCTACAAACTTTCTATTGATTGTGGTTTACTTAGTAAACAAACTACTTGATACTTTTAGTAAAAGTAAACGAGATCAAGAGATCCAAGACCACTTAGAATTGCTTAATTACAGGCTATCTAAACTAGAAGATTCGTCGAGTTTAAAATACAAGTCATAGCAGTATTTGCACATAAATACTTTTAGTCTTTTATTTGGTAATTCTACATCTGCAATCCAAACTAATTTGTGAAACCCAAATAAACATTTAAACAATCTTTTAATTTTTGATACCAAACTTTTCTTCATATAATTCAATAAAGTTATAAGAATTTAGACATTCTAACAGTTCTTCACGTGAATCGCACCCAAATCTTACCATTGTTTGTCGCATACAATCATTGGTTCTCTTCATAGACATCTTAATCTTATCCGCTATATTGGAGTTGTTTAAGTGAAACTTAAGTGCCTGATAGATGCAGTGACAATAACTTTCAGTTATTCGAATATCTTTGCCTTCATGAAACACAATTATAAACTTTGATTGCGGTTTTGGTTTACAGTTTTTAAATGCAGATAGATGCATTGTATCTTCTGGTTTGACTAAAAGCCTCATCCATGAGGCTATAGTGGTTGCTTGTTCTACATCAGAAGTCATTTTAGAACCCAATATCATCGTTTGCCATTGAATCATCAACAGTTTGTTGACCTTTAGGCATTGGTTTAAATTCTCTGATATTGTTTACCAGTTTCTCGAACTTAGTGCTAGTGTAGCTGTCTAGGCTAACCATGACTTTAAAGCCAATTAATTGCGTTATATCAAACTTTTCCTGTTCAAACCATTCTGGATGGCCAATAGCAGTAAACAGTTGCTTACGCGACATTATATCGCGTTTGTCGGAGGAATCAGGCAGCCACTTAGTTAAGTCTAGTTTACCTTGACTACCACCATCAACAATCAAGTCTACAATCATAATATCGCGTTCACCACGAGATACTTTCTTGGTCTTGACGATTTCAGCGACATAATCACCATCAGATAATAATTCACACACAACCCTGTTTGTATATGTAATAATGTTATTGCTCATAGTTTTTACCTTTTATTTTTAATATTATTTTTTTTTTCAATTATAGCTAATAATTTTTTACCAGTTTCTTTTAAAGAATCTATAGTAGGTTTAGCGCAATCTTCTATTGTTTTATAAGAAATAAATTCAATTAAACTTTCATCAAAAAGACTCTGTAAGTCATCTTTTTCCTTTTGCAAAAGATGCTCAACCTCTAATGAATGTCTAGCTTGTAATAATAATACTGTAGCTGACTCGATTATTGCTGCTATTCTTGTTACTTCATTACACATATTTTCACCTTTTATTTTGTTTATATTCTAATTAATGAATTAACTCGTTTTAGTTCACGTCTTAAACATTCTTCTATTTTATCACATTCATCGCACTTGTTCTCTTTTGCAAAATCTTCTTCTTGCTCATGATCTAATTTTTTAAATCCCCATAGTGTTGGGTTTTCTTTTGGTAATTCGTTTAATACCTCAATCATGTTTATGTTTTCTTTATGAACAGACCATGCATATTTATATCCTTGTAGATGGGAAAATTCTTCTAATGTATCATGACCTGTGGCATTGCCAACATTATTAGTAAGTATATATAAATTGTCGGAACCAATTAATCCTATTTCACCGATGATATCAACATCATGTTCTGTTTGAAATACAGAATCAGCTCTAGTCTTAACAAACATCCCTGGTTTTAGTTTATCGAACACATCAATCACGCGACCTTTGGACAATGATGGTTTTTTAGGTTTATGTTCTTCTGGGAGTTTATCTAATATTTCTATTATCGATTCACTATCGTCATGCAATAGGAAACAAGATTTATAACCTCTTTCTATAGCTAGATAAGTTTTTTTATTATATCCTGTAGTTTCTATGTTAGATGCAACATAAAATCTATCTTTTTGTTTATCAATTATTTCTCCAATAATAAACTCATGGGATATATGATAATCAGTTTTATAAACTATTTTCACAAACATACCTTCTTTTAACAATGGAAATACTTCGTATATAAACATGTTTTTACCTCTTATTTATTAATAATTTGTTTAATTATACCGACTCTCTTCTAGTTTTGTTTATCGGCGTTGATGGCGCTGTATTGGCTGCATCTATATGCGCATCTTTATTATCAAGCATCTCCTGTGCAATCTTAAAAACCAAGTTGTTAAACTTAAAGAAGTCAGTTTCTTTGCTTTCACGAGCACATGGAGATACTTCAGCTTTGGCTAATAATTCTCGTGCCTCATCATCGGTTATGCCATTGATAGATGCAAATGTTTTCATCTGCTTATTAAGCATCTGCAATACCTGATCTCTGGTCATATCTGGAACAGGTTTTTTCTCTTCTTTTGAGAATTGGAACGTGAATTTATTGCTCATAGTTTATCCTCATGTTTTATTTTTAATTCCTCAAGTTCTTTTATATATTCTTCTCTCACTGGTTATCCCCTAATGTTAAACATATTTTTTTAAAATCAACTGATTCTGAATAATAACCATTAGAACTCCCATACCATCGGATAGTTACTGAACCTTTGATTGTAGATAACTTGTAAAAAGTCCATGTAAAACTATCGTCATATTCGTCTTTTTTTGGTAATTCTTTTTCTGATTTTACTTCTTCAGCAAGAAGTATCGGTGTCCCAATGAGATCTTCTAAATCACCACAAATATCATCGATACTCACTGATTCGCAACAATCTTGTTCATGATATAACTTATATTTTGATCCTGTATTTGTTGTAAAGATTAACTCCGCGTTATCATTATTTTTAATATTGGATAAAGTTAATCCTTTTAAAATTTCAAATGTTTCATTACTCATTTTTTATCTCCTAACAAATTTTACAACAATCGTTCTTGTGAATAATTCTTTTATATTCAGACTCTACCAGCTTTTCCAGTAACACATGCAAATTATCCGGTGTATTAAGTACCTTAGCCTTAAGTTCTTTGTGTCCTTTCTTGTACTCATCTGAATGTTTTACGTGCTCTACTAGATCGTTAAAGTCATCAACATGCATCTTGGTTCTCTTCAAAAACTCTTCTCTGAACTTGTCAAACATATCAATTGACAGTAACAGTTTGCTTGTAGCGTCAAAGAAAAATGTGGGTTGGTTGCTCACTTCTTATCCTCATTAACGCAATATTTGCATCTTAATACATTAACTTCTTTTATTTCATTGCCACAATTGTCAATTGGCACGTAAAATGGTTCGTGTTTATATGGAATAGTTACAGAAAACGGTTTCTCATCAAGATCAGATCTCAAACAATTGGGACAGAAATATTTAGGTGGATTAACTATTTGCTTGATGTCTTGTATTTCGTTGTCTATATCAGCTAGACGACTATATATTTCAGTATTATCAAGAGATATTTTAAGGTCTTGTATTTGCTGTTGTAGTTGCGGGATGATTTCTTCAATGTAAACAAGTAAGCTTTTTATTGATATATTCATTCTATTTAATTCATTATTGATATATAATGGGTCATTTTCTTTATCAAGATATTTACAATATAAATGCGATATTTCTTCTTTTTTAAAAATTTCAGCAAATATTTCGCTTAGTTTTTGCATGTTATTTAACCTCGTCGTCTCCATTGCTACGTTGATCGCCAGTAATGTCATCTATAAATTTTATTTGCTCTTTACGTTCTTTGTATTTTGTTCTAAGTACCTCATGGAAATTAAGATCATCAGCAAACTCTTCTTTAGCTTTGGTGCAAATATCAAACAGCTTTCCCTCGTTTTCACATAAACTTATTTGGTCAATATACGACTGCTTGGTTTCGTTTATTTTAGAGATATCAACTTCTTCCCCAATATAATAAGAATCAATTATTTTAATTATTTGATTCAAATCATTTTCAATAAATTTAGTTTCAAACATCCCCATTGGGGACTTCGCTATACTCATGCCATCGTTTTGAGTTAGGAATACATATTTCCCATCCACGACTTTAGAATGAAAGACGATGGTACATAGGCCTTCTAACGATATTTTTTCATCAATGAGTTTTCCGACAGTTTTGCATTTAATCTTACCATTTATATCAGTATCAGAATGTGCCATTAAAACTACTTTTAAATCACTTCTTGAGTTATTGGCTACGGTAACCATATCCCAAATTCCTTTACCTAATCTTACAAACTTATCAAATCCTTTTTCAGCACTATTCCTCATATATTCATTTGTAATAATAGCTTGAAAGTCATCAATAATTATGGTTTTTATTGCCGGTTGTTCTTTATCTATTTGTTGAATAATTGATGCTATTTTTTGTGAACGATCAGTTGCAAAGATATTTTTGCCAAATAATTTAGACCATCCTTTGAATGGCAATGGTTTGTTTAGTGCATTAATAATGTAAGTTGATTTTGGGTCAAGATTGCGGAGTGATGTTGACTTACCACTTCCTGATTCCCCGATTATTAAGATAGAACTCATTTTTGTTATCCCCTAATTAAGTTTCTCGTTTTTTAATTTATTAAATGACAAGGCGTGCATTCCAGCCTTAATAAATGCATCTAGTTCTTTTACTAATTTGGTGTCTTTCATTCCAATGCAATCGTCCTCATTTACAATATAATTAAGTAGTGTAGCTAAAGTCATGACACGCATTAATATGGATATTTTGTTTTTATTAAACACATCATTAATTTCCACTCCATGATTCGTCAATTCCTCTACAATCTCATCAAATACCTTGTCTATCTTCTTGTCTATTTTGTCATTCATTTTTAATCCTCATTTATTTACGATAAGTATTAGTATAATACATAAAATATAAAAAGCAATACTCTTGTGAAAAATATTTTTAACTGTTATTATTATAATACTATACTAACAACAATAGGTATACATATGCCAAGAATTTGTCGTAAAAATAAATCAATTATTCGCAAGTTACGCGAACATGCAAGCTTGTTTCAAAGAGAGCTAGCCGAGATGCTAGATATATCCCAGGATATGGTATCTAAGATCGAATTACAAGCTAGAATGCCATCAGAACGCATCTGTAATAAGCTCGTAGATATTGCCAATAAATACGGGTTTAAGTTAACATTGCGTATCTTGAAAAGAGAGCTCAACAAACAATAGGTGAACAATATGGATTGGGGAATAAAAATCAGAAGATTAGACAACGGTCAGCAATATAATGGTTTTCTATTTCATTATGAGCAGGAAACTAATTTTGGTTTAGATGTACATGAGCATGTTTTTTCATTTGATGCCGAGACTCCGATGTCTAGTAATAATGAACGAGAAGCGTTGGCAAAATTATTATTAAGCATTATCGATTATTACCACTTAGAGCATCAAAAAATTCATCGTCCAGAAGAGAAGTTTATTAAGATTTCATTGGTCGATGGGGATCATTATTTTGATGAGATAATCACCGGGCATGATAATGTGGCATTGGGTGATCAAGTGAATTTTTCTTCTGTAACAACAATGGTCGATAATGAAGCTATAGGTAGTCAAATGAATTGTTCTGCTTTAAGTGAAGAAGACGTGGAATGGCAAAGCAAGCATAAACATGAGTAAAACATGGCGAAAGTGGCTGAGCGAAGCACCGACAGTGAAACAATAATGGACGGCAATAGATGATTCTTAATTTAAAGCATCTGTTATTTTAATATATCGACTGGTGTGTGGCCTAAAGCATCACCTATTGGACGCAATAGTTGAATCTCGACCCGAGGCATTGGGACGAGATCGTAGGTTCGAATCCTGTCTTTCGCCACCATAATCTTCTTGCAAAAGTTATTGGGAGTAGTAAAATTGTTTTGTTATCTGATCGTAGCGGATAATTAAGTAAACATATTGCTAATGTTATTAGAACCTTTTATTGGTGGCTCTTGGCTTGAGGCGTCCTTTGACATTAGCGGACACTACGAGCTGATAGCCAAAGCTACCAGTAAAAGGTTTTTTTTTACCTAAAATTTAATGAGGATAATATGAAAAATTATATATGGATAAGATTGGATTGCGGAGATTATACAGGAGGTGACATTACTCAAATATGTGCTACAAAAATTATTATTGAAAGACAAATTCATAACGGAATTAGATATATTTTTATTAAGCTTATAGGATTTGATGGCAAAGAATGGTTTGATATTAAAAATGATTTTATTGATGATTCTTCAGAAAAGTCTCCTATGATGGATAGCGATTGGGAAAATCCAATAAGCAATAATTATCTCTCTAAAACTTACAAAGAATATTCTATTTATCAAGATATTATTTGGGAAGCTATTAAGAAAAATGAATTTCTTGATTTAACTTCTCTTCATGAAAAATATCATGAAAAAAATCCAAATTTATACAAAGAAGTTTAATTATTTTTCTAATAAAATTAAAATCATGCGAATCAATCCATTTAAATTATACCACGGAGCATTTATTCCAAATTGGCTTTTATGTAAATCTGTTACTGAAGTATCTCAATCAGCAAAACTTTGTTATGCCAGATTAATGCAATATGCCGGTAAGAATGGTTATGCATTCCCGTCGTTAATTACTTTAGGAAAAGAAATTGGACTAAGTAAAAGACAAATGGTCGACATAGTAAAAGAATTAGAAATTTTAAATCTTATTGAAGTTGAAAAATATTTTGGCAAAAGCAGTAAATATTATTTTATAAAACATAAATGGATGACCGGTGTGGATTTCCACACCGGTGTGGAAGAAGGTACTGGTGTGGGAAAGGGTTCAAATAACATAGAAACCGGTGCGGTTAACTGCACTACCACCGGTGTGGTTGACCGCACCCTAATAGAATCAATAGAAGATAATCAAAAAAACTTAAAAGAATCATCTATGAATTTTTTTAAAGAATTTAAATCAATTTATCCCAAACGAGCTGGAACTCAGGGATGGGTTGATGCAGAGAAACAATGGCAAGCAAGAATCAAAGAAGGGATTGCAGCAAAAGAAATGATTGACGGAGCGGTAAGATATAAAAACTTTTGTTTAGAAACAGGAAAAATAAATACAGAAGGAATTATGATGGCTCAAAGATTTGTTGGGAAAGCCAAACATTTTAATGAATCATGGGAATTACCTATTAAAAATCAAGAGGTGAAAAATGAACCAATTAGTAGAAATAAACCAAAATCAGCAGCAACAAGAATCGCCGATGACTTCGAAGCAACTTATGCTGAAGCTAAAAGAAGAGGCCTTGTTTAGAAAATTTACAGTTATTTGGGGACAAAAATGGGCCAAATCTTTTGAAGAAGATCGTGTACTTAGAAGTGCTTATAAAGAATGGGAAGTGGTATTTGATCGCTTAAGCGATGAGCAAATTTTAAAAGCTATAGACAAATGTAAATTGTTGTATGAATTTCCTCCTTCTATTTCTGAATTTTTATGTGCTGGATTGGAAATCCCTTCTTTTTCTTCTGTTATGTATTCTGGCCAGCTACGAAACAATTTTTTTTCCTATGTTTTGTTTTATCATTACATATCTAGGCAGGAATTTTGTGAAGACAGTTATTTAGCAAAAAATGTTTATGAAGCAGCTAAAGAAGATTTTTTATTAGATCAAAATGATAAAATAAATTCTTATAAAGCAGACTTTATTGACGAACTGCAGGAAAGAGAAAGAAAAGAGCTCAAAGAAGGATGGAAAGAGATATTTATGGATCTTATGTGCAAAGAAGGCGATTGCGAGCATTTAACTGAAGAAGCTGCCGAACAATTATTAACAGAAAAATTAGAAAAGTATGGTGCAAGAGTTATTGAAAATGTTCTGAATAATATGACGCATGATCGAATTATAGATCCAATTTGGAGATTTAATTTTTTATTAAAAGAACATGAAAATAGAATTGTATTTATGAAACCAAAAAGCTCGCATTATTCAAATGAAAAATCAATATTTGATTATCCAACGCCAATTGTAACTGTTTAACAGGAGCCGAAACCTATGAGTTTTAAATGCCCAAAATGTAAGCAAGAATTATCAAGTAGTTGGTGCCCAGATTGCCATATAAAAATTGGAAAGAAAAAAGAGCAAGAGATATTCGATACTGGGATTTGTGAAAAATGTGGCAAACGTGGTCGGTTGGTAGCTCAACGTTACCTTCCTGGGGAGCGTAACGACAAAGTGTTGTGCTATTGGTGTTATCATGAATATGACAGAAGGAAGGGGTTTTATGTGTCAGAATCTTGGAGCAAACTTTCAAGAGATGAATTGCAAAAACAAATTGCTTCTCAAGAAGCTTTTCTTGTTCCATTATTTTATGGCGAGAAACCCAATATGCAAATTGAACAGACTTTGCATGATCGAAAATTGGGGATTAATCCAGTAATGCCCCCAGAATGGCAATAAACTAACGAGGTAATAAATGCATAATTGCATAAAACTTGATAAATGAGGCGGTTTAATGGGTATTTTTAATTATGGTTTTAAAATGTTAGGCAAACAAGAATTAAAAACAATGCCAGAATGCAAGCACGATTGGTTTATAACTTATACAGACAAACAATCTTCAAGCAGTAGAGGAAATGCAATGGAAGGACGTATTGCAGCCAAACGCGTTTGTATAGCTGCTGGTTGCAATAAACAACAGATAATTAGATTTTCAAAATGGGAAGACTTTGATGGTTAATTGCATAAAACTTTCCGTTTGGTATAATCCAATTTGGAAAGTTTATACACATTCATTATTATGTTATTGATAAATAAGTAAAAAACAATGAAAACCAGAGAACAAAAGAAAATCATAGATGAGCAAAAACGCAAAGCACTTCAGGAATTAGATGCTAGAATAGCTCTAATCCTTCGTAAAACGCTCCAGGAGCAACGTAAATAATGTGGCCTTATGCTTTGATGGGAGTAATTGTAATTGCCTCCTCGTGCGTTATAGGAGGTTTTATGGTGTGGTGTGCAAAATGGGTATTCTTTGATGAGATTGAAAAGCAGCGTAAAGAGCAAATTAACTCCAAGCGAACACCAGATTCAGAGCGCCTTTTTTTCACAGATCCGTATTGACCCATTCTTTAAGCCTTACCGTGGGCTTATCTTTGCCGTTCCTAATGCCGCTAAGCGTAGTTATGCATTGGCTGCCTACATGAGGGCAGATGGGCTAATGCCTGGTGTGGCTGATGTGTTTGTAGATGTGCCGCGTGGAGGTTGCCATGGACTGAGATTGGAGTTTAAGGCAGGCAAGAATAAACTTTCATCGGCTCAGGTTGAATTTAAGAGCGCTGAGGAGTCGATGGGGTATATGTGTATTGTTTGTTATTCCACAGAGTCGGCCGTAGCTTCAGTTAAATCATACCTAAACAAATAGATATAGGGTTACTAGGGTAGCATGTATTTAATTTACACAGAACGACGGTGCGGATGCTGCAGCAAGAAGAATCTTATTTTTTCTTATAGGTACTAAGTCTTTTTGCGTTTTCTAATTGCTTTTGGGTATTTTGTCTTTTTGGTTTATTTTTTGCAATTTCTCCGTAGGGCATAAATGGATATAAAGTGCATTCTTTTATGCCGCAATCTTCTTTTCCATCCTGATATCCGCAGCAACAAGAATAACAATGACCTAGAATAGCTTGATAATATGACAATTTTTGATTTTTGTAATGTTTTTCATATTCTTTTCTTCCGATTGCTGAAATCATTCCTGTTTCTAATAAAGTACTCATGTTTTTACCTCGTAAATTAATTATTTATTTTTTGTATTCTTCTGGTATTTCACCATAAATCAATTGTTTGTATATATTTGTTAAGCGTATTCCTTCTTTTGCAGATTCTTCGGCCCATTCTTTTAATCGCCGCTCTTCTTTTGTTATTTTTTTCATCAATCCAAATTTTCTTGAAAATTTTATAAAGCATCGTTTAGGATCTTTAGGGTATTTATTATCTAGCAATGCATGCACCAATTGCGACCAATTATGATGATGCGCAGAATCTTCTAACTCATATCTTCTCCGTGCATAATAATCATCAGTAAATTTATATTTCATAGTGTCAAAATCAAAAGCATTAAATTCAAGGGCTCTAGCATCTGTGTCAAAATCTAGTTTATTTGGGCTGTTATTCATTGTTTTTTCTCCTTCCATTCTCCGCACCAATGATCATTACATACCCTTGGAGTTCTAGCTGCATCTAAGGGGTCACGCATTGGATCGTAATATGGAGCAGGAGGGTATCTATGACAAAATACCATCCTGCAATTGAGATCAGATGAAAATCTACAATTTATACATATTTTTTCTTCGTTATTCATTGTTTTTGCTCCAACTAGTACAACCAAAGTTTTTTGGGTTTAAAATTTTAAGATGTGAATATGGCGCATCGGTTTCAGATGATAATATATGGCATAAGAAATTATTTTCTTCTCCGGATAGCCATTTACAAGTATCACAAACCATAACGGTTCTAGCGTAATCCAATGCTTCATCCCAAATAACGCATTTTGGGCAATATTGGTCTAAGCCATTTTCCATATAAAGTAATTCGGTTTTACATTTGGGGCATATGTTTTTGGTCATGGCTTAACCTATATTTTTATTAAATCAGTTGGCTCAAAATTAAATTCATTTAGCGTTGTTCCATCAGTGTACTCAACTGGATAGTCGAATTTAACTATAATTCCTAGCCTAATATTTTTGTGGTTTTTAATTACGATTCCAGTTTCATTACCTATAAAATAGCTAAAGTCTTGCCAGATTGTTATTACCTTTACTTTTGTCCCAACCGGAAACATCCTGCGGTTATTTTCTAATGTTTTGTTTTTTGTTTTTATGCGTTTTATTACATCGCCAAGGCTTTGGAGTTTTTTAATCATGATTTAACTTTAGCCCATTGGATAATTTTATTAGTTCTTGTTGTAAAAAAGATATTTCTGATAGCAATAATTCAATTACTTCTTTTTTTGAGGAACCGAAACATTTAATATTCCCAATATCCAAAAGTGCTTCGTACGAGTCATATTTGTTTCTACGATCATTGTAAAAATCTATTTCTAATGGATACTCCGAAGAGTTTGCAGTGTAACCATTCACAATTTAACCTCTCTTTGTGACTTTTCTTCGTCAGGCACAAATTGTGCCGCTCTTACAATATCCCTAATCTGATGAGTTTTTTTAGATGTAGAGGTATTGCTAAAAAACAAATACTTACCCGTAACAAGTCCTTTGATAAGTATGGCGGCAGCATAGATTATGCCAAGCATCAAGATACCCAGAACTATGTTACCTACGACTTTCTTTGTTCCCCGATGTGTACATAGTATGGGATCAGCTGCAGCTATTGCCTTGCTGATTGTCTCTTGTGTTTGGCGCCACGCTTGAATGGTTTTAGCTTGCAACATGCTAAAATCACGCAAGGCGCTCTCTATACTGGCCGCCAATTCGTTTGTTGCTCTATAAGCATCTAATTGATCTCTATGGTACAGATCAGCTGCAATGTCTCCTAGCTGTCTAATGCCATCCTTAACAATAGCAAAACTATAGTCGAACTCGCTAACATGTTGTTCTGACTGATGCAAGCACGCGGTTGCGCTATAGACATCGGCTGGGCTCAAGAAACTTTGACGCACGATATTTGGATTATGGATTACGCCAAGCGCCATTAGTATGTGCGTAGTAAAATGTGCGCAGTTGTTAGACATTAGCGAATAATCTTGCTTTAGTTCTTCCTGATTAATGTGCCCTACAAAGTCGTAGAGTTCTACAGGAATAGCCGGGAGTTTTACTCTTAGGCAGTCTTTGCCATAAGTAGCCAGTTCTGCATGGAACAACTGCACGTAGTCCATGGAGCGGTTGTGCGCTATGTCTTTGAGTGCCTGTTCCCTAAAGTTAGTTGAGAAATAATAGCCGCGCTCTGGTAAGTCAGCGTCCCATAACCTCAATGCGATGTGGCCTGGCGTAAATGTCCAATATAGAAGCTCGGCTGAAATGGTCATTTGATTATTCCTTAAAAATTACAACACATTGCATTACATTACTCTACAAAGCATTGCATGACATAGCTTTGCTCCGCAGCGATTCATTTTATATTTTCTCGTAAATTCCCCATTCGGTTCTTTTTATTTTTTTTGATTTATTTAATTTATAAAGCGCATTGCCTAACGCTGCTCTATTTACAATTTTATTATATAGCCTATATAATCCGACTTGTATTTCATTTATTGAAAGTGTTTTTCTTGATTCAAATAAATTTAGAATAAGGTCAGTAGTCCGGTAGTGTTTTATTTTATCTAGGCGTCCTCTTATCTTTTTTGGTAAATCATCGATATTGTATAAATCAAAAATATTTTTTTCTTCTGACATAATTAAACCCTCTTAAAATGCTTGATTGGGCGTTCTAGTTTAACAAAATGGTTCTTTTTTATTTTCTTCTTCTTGCGCTCATAAGTGCGATAATCCACGTATGCGGCAAGGGGTATAAAAACCATAATTGCCATTGGTATTGACCAGCCTAATGCAACCATAAATTTCTCCTTTTATTTTAAAAGAAAACTCACAATTGCATACGTTGTTAAGAACCCTATTATAAATGCTAATTCATGTTCTATTGTATACAACATCGACACAACTTGCTCTAATTCAGCCATATACACCCCCATATTAAAGCGATTAAACACACAACCTCAAATCCCCAAAAACACAGCTCCATTATATCCATTTTATTATTCCTCTGTTATCCTATTTGATTAACTGTAGCTACATAAAGAATCATTACTGCGATGAATGTAAACATGTTATTTACCTCTTTCATGTAATTTTAAAAAATCAATTTCTTTTTTATATTTTTGGATTAAAAAATCTATCCTTTTTATATACTTTAAATCTGTTTTAATTATTCGAAAAAATACAATACAAACTACTACTTGTAAGAATATAGTTATAGCAACTGTCCAGAGCATTATCGCGTCCTCCACTTCTCAAAAGATTGTTTGCGGTCTCTATCCCAATCGTGTTGTTGCTCACGCTCCCAATCAGAGCGGTACTGCTCTTTGGGTATATCTTCCTCACTACAATCGATGCCATAAAACTTTTCTATTTGTGTGTTCATGTGCTCGACCATTTTTAGGATGTTGGGATTATTCGTCATCGTCTTCGCCTCCATGTTCGGTTAGTAATTCTAGGTAGTTTTGGCGCAGTTTCTCTTGTTTTTCTTTTTTGATCTTGTTCCAAATCTCTTTACGATGTACGGTTGTTGTTTTAGGTGCAGCAATACCTAATCTAACTTGCCCTCTGGCAATTCCTAGAATCATAATTTCAATATCATCACCAATGATGATACTTTGTGAAGTGTCCCTCGAAAGTATTAGCATAAATTTCTCCTAATTTAATTGTGATTGTAAAAATGAAATTACTTTGATCTTCATAGCATCTTCTGATAGCTGATTGTGGTCTGAGGATATAACGCGTACCTCGTGACCAAAATCATCTGCTCCTATAGCGTCTACCTTCTCGATGTCTAGGTAGCCAACATTTTTTTTATTGGCACAAAAGATTTCGAGTTTCTTGCTGAGCTCATCCAAAGAGATACTAGCTTGCTGCAGAAGATGCGTGTTTAGTGTGACTTTTATTGATAAGTATTTTTTGCGTAAGTGTGTCATGTTTTTATCTCCTTATTTGATTAAGAAAATTCTCTTTTGTTTTTCTACATAAAAACCTTCTAGGTCAAGTCCGCTTTCTTTTAGCTTCTTTTGATCTAATGATTTTGTAGTAGAAACTTTCCAGGTTGCTAGTGTGAGACCTTCTTTATTTTTTAGTTCTTCATTGCATCCCATGAAAATTTTTATGTCTTCTTGCAAGACTTTTTCTTGTTCTTCATACATGGCTATTTTTCTTTTTATATCTCGCAAAGACTCTAGCTTTAGTTCTATATCTCTAGTAGCTATTACTCGGTCGTAATTGCTGATATCTGTGGTAATAACTTTTAAGATGGGTTGTGCTTTCATTTTATTTACTCCATGTATTTAATAGATTGTTGATTTTTGTTGCTGTTTCAATATGTTTTGCTGCAAGAATTAGCGAATCTGCTTTAATACAATCAGTTGCAAACTCTAATTCTTTTATATATTTTTCTTTTAATTGAATTTGATTAACGACTTCCTTTTCAAATAAAAGCAATTTTTCTTCTGGATTTAATTCATTGTTATATTTATTTACAAAATTTATCCAATGATCATTAAAAATAATTGTACTTTCTCTACAGCCATTTTCTAAAAAAGTGTATTCTGTGGCAATTAAAGATCCTTTATCATTTAGTGTGTAAGAATATTCAGTATCGGCGTGTGTGAAGTGGTTTTCTGTGAATTCTGCATTTTCATTTGCTCTAAAAAATCTTTCAGCATATCCGCCGCGTCTATTTTTTTCCATATGCATATTGTAAAAATACTCTGCTACACCTGCTGGATATCCATCATGATGGATGTAAAAGGTAATATCTTTTTTCATCCAGCAGTTTAAAAATTGATAGGTTGCTCTTGTACTCATGTTTTAGTTCCTCTATTATTTTGATTCCGTAGTTTCTAAAAGCGTAGTGCTCTCATCTTCATCGAAAGCTTGCTCAGCCGTAAGACCTCTTTGCTCTAGCTCTTCACTATCGTATGATGCCACCCATCCTTCTTGGGTATCGATGGCTCCAGTATGGACGTGGGTGAAAAGTTTTTGTGTAAGTGTGTTCATGTTTAGTTCCTCTATCTGTTGTTTCATACCTATAAATATAGGCTCTTTTGATGATAGTTAATAAACGATATTAGCTATCATGTGTCTTATTATACTACAAAGAATAAGAAATGCAACAATAAAAAACAAATATTTTTACATGCCAAATAATTAGTACTTTACTAAATAAATAATTTAACAATAAAAGGATTGCAAACTATTTTGGGCATAATTATAATTACGATGTTTTGTTTACTCGATTTGTTCTAGGGGCTTCTTTTCGGCTTTGTTTTCTTTCGGGGCGGCATCTCAACCTTCTATCATAATTACTATGGGGGGTAGGGGGGCTTACTTGTTTTGCTTTGATTCTTCACTTCGAAGCGGCATCTCTTAAAAACAACACAGATATACTATTATACTATGAGTAGAGGTTTAAAAAGATCTTCTTTTTACAAATATGGCACTCAACAGGGTAAGTGTGAGGTTATCTTTGGCAAACCAATAAAGTGGAAAAAAAGAAAAAAAATTGTTGAAAAGATAAAACAACAAGAACAATCTAAAAATCCCCGTGTAAAAGGTGAGCCAATCATATTTTATGGCATGAATAACGTTTAAATTGTACAATATTTGTGCAATATTTTATATTTTGTGCGATTTGCGTTTTTTACTTTGATGGCAAAGTGATGTACATAATGTTGTACATGTTTTTGTAATAATGGTGTACCTGAAGGTGTACGTTTAACTGTACACAATAAAATATTTGCTTTAGAATCGCGCCTATGACAAATAAAAC